ATGACAAAACAATTAACTTTAATCGGCCACAGCGATGATATTTTTAGTGTATCAATTGACGGAAAACCTGTCGAAGAAATCGACTGTTTCGATAAACTAGTGCGATATAAAGTTAGTTCAGGCAAAAATCAGCTTTACGTTATCGGTGAGTACGTTGCTCCCTGTGTTTGGATGATTGGCGTTGCCCCTGTAAATGAGGGTATACCAATTCCACCTTGGAATATTCAGTTGACAAATGGGCACAATTACAGCCCAGCTTTAACAATTGAATGCCCAGATGACGTAAAAATCGAAGAATGTTAAACAATATCCTCCCTCATTAAGGGAGGTAACGTCCAATGAATTAACGCTAAATTTGGCGAAATATTAAAGGTGAATCTAATAATGACAACACACAAACTAAAAATTAAATCAGAGCATTTCATGGACGTTATAAAAGGCATAAAAAAGGCTGAAATTCGCTACAACGACCGCGATTACAAGGTAGGAGATATCCTAAAGTTGCATGAAATTGATGAGCACGGTAATCGCACAGGCAATCAATGTGGCGTTATTGTCTCTCATATTTTAGACGATACTGAGTATTTGCGCGACGGGTATGTAATGTTGAGTATAGGTAATTTGTTAACAGAAACTAGACTGTCAGTACACAAGAGTAATTCTGAGACGTCAGCACAACGAACACTATCACGGCTTGGATATACAGATAATGGTGGAGAAGAATGGACACCTCCTCTTGGTAAACCTCCTAGATTTGATTTAATTGATGAACTGAGTAAAGAGATAGCAAAATTAAAATCACAAAAACACATCAACGAAATCAAAGCTCAGGGTATTGAAGAAGCCGTAAAAAACGCTGATGGACAAACGTACATCGGTGTTACTGGAGGTGAATTACCACCACAAAAACAATACAGGGCTGAAATTCTGGTATTTGCTGATAATTTAAGAGGTAAAAATGACTAATAAATATTATATATACGTTGAATGCAAGCAGTGTAAAGGAACCGGGAGAGTTACTGATCACATGATGGGAGTATGTGGTTTTGGACTTGGATATCTAGCGCAAAAACTCGATAGCGGATTTAAAGCTGAATGCCCAGAATGTGATGAGAGTTTACAGTGAATAAATACAGCAAATTACTGAGTGTTATTTATTGATGAGAGAAAACCAGAGGTAATTATGGAAATGATTACATTGAAAGATGCGGCAAGAATAACAAAATTATCTTACACGTATCTTTATGAAAAAAGAAAAGAATACGGATTTTCTTTTCAATCTAAATCAAAAAATAGAGTTGGAAAGTGGTTAGCTGATAAAAAAGAGTTTGAAGAAAAGTTTAAAGCGAATCATAATGCAAATCGGCTAACCTCTGAAATTAAGGAGGTAAAAAAATGTCAATCAAAAAACGTGGCGACGTCTGGCATATTGACATCGTCGCGCCAGATGGCTCAAGAATTAGACGCTCTACTGGTACGGCAGACAAAAAGCAGGCATTAGAATATCACGATCGACTAAAAGTGGAATTGTGGGAAACGTCAAGAATCAACAAAAAGCCAACTAGGCTTTTTGAAGAAGCGGTTATTTTATTTTTAAAAGAAGGTAAAGAGCAAAAAAGCTTTAGTGTAAAGCAGGCACGGGCTGAATACTTTTTGTCAAAATTTGCTGGACGTGAACTCTCATCAATTACGGGGGAAGATATATTAAAATCATTACCTGAAACTGTTGAAAGAACAGGCAAAGCCGTTTCGAATGCAACACTAAACAGATATCGAGCTGACATTATGCGCATGTTTTCATTAGCGTATAAATTAGATTGGATCGATGCTGTACCGTTTGTACCAAGAGCTAAAGAGCCAAAGGTTCGTGTTAAGTGGATAACAAGAGAAAAAGCAAGTTTACTTATCCAGAATTTACGGCTTCAATGGATGAAAGATGTTTGTTTTTTTGCACTATCAACTGGTGCACGCATGAGTGAGATATTTACACTAACATGGCACAATGTTGATCTTGTTAATCGTGTAGCAACGGTCACAAATGACAATGCAAAATCAGGAAAAGCCAGAGCTTTACTATTAAACCATGACGCTGTTGAATTAATACGTAAGTTAAGATTTAGAAATAAATGTGAATACGTGTTTACTCGTTCAACTAATAAGCGAGTTTACGACATTGATCGACGGGACTTTAGCGATGCGTGCCAACTTTCAGGGATTGAAGATTTTCACTTTCATGATCTAAGGCACACGTGGGCAAGTTGGCATGTTCAAGCGGGCACACCACTCTATACGCTAAAAAATCTTGGCGGATGGGAGACGTTAGAGATGGTGAATAAATACGCTCACTTGAACGCAGATCATATGCTTGAGTTTGCAAACAATGTCACATTCACGGCACAAAGCACAATTGACACATTGAATAAAACTGCAAGGAATTCTTAAAAACTATTTAAAATCATGGTTTTAAATGGTGGGGTTGTGAGGGGATCGAGTTACATCGATAACATATTGATATGTAGTGATATTATAAAAATAAATCATTAGAGATATAACATAATGTATAACATTAAATATTGATGACCCACTCAACTTATCACCAACATGTAATACCTCATCCATTAGTAATAAAGCAAAAAGTTAAAAGAAAAACTTCTTTTTTTCAATTTTATAACACTAACAACACTAACAAAATTTATCATTAATAATCAATATATTATATATGTGTTATTATAGTGTTGTATGTTGTTAATGACATGGTAATATAAAGTCAAAAATAGTATAAATAAGGAAATAATGATGATGAAAAAACAAAGAGAGCGCCTAAAAGAAGCTATTATTAAAAGTGAAAAGCATTGTAAAGTAATACAAAAGATTCTAAATAATGCCATTCCAACTATACTAATTAATTGTGCATGGGTACTCATGGCAAAAAAATCACAGCATATAGGTATAATTAGTATTATTTCCTTTGTATTCTACTTTATTTTATGGGTGATCATTACATGGTATATTTGGGCTGTACCTAGTTTTTTTTTATTAAAGCGCTATAAAGTACCCTTTGTTTACTATGCCCTTGTTGTAATGATGGTTGTGTTTATGTTTGTTTTTACTCTGCAACCACTTTTATAATTCTATACCTTTAAATTCGTCTAATGCTTGTTTTTGTTCATCTGATAGGTTGATATCTATCTCGCCATATTCAAGCAAGTAAGTACCAAATGACATTAGGAAAGCGACCGCTGGGTCAATCTTGTTGGCTGCTTTCTTTTTGTTGGGTTTGATATTAGCATTCGCATCGGTTTCCATCACCACATTACTGACCGCCCAAGAAAGGACAGGATCGCCATTGTGATTAATGCGTTTACGGCTGATAAATACCTCTGCCGTTTTTGACGTTGGGCTATAGCGTGCATAGGTTTGCGGAAATGGCTCAACGTCTAAGCCGATATTTTGTAACTGAGTGCGTAGTTGCGTGGCGTTCCACACGTCAAAGCCGATCAGCTTAATATTAAATTGCTCGCTATCTTTTAAGATATCATCCCGTATCTGATCATAATCGATACAATCACCTTTAGTAACCCTTATCCATCCTTGATTAACCCACTTACGGTACATCTCACGGTTTTTATTGGCCACATTATTAAGCTGAAATTCTGGAATATAATGCCTAGTTAATAATCTAACCTCAGTTTCAAACGGAAATGAATAACAGACACTAGTAATATCACTAGTAGATGATAAATCTAATCCAGCATAGCAATCTAAGCCTTTTAAATCATCTTCCGAATAATCAATCTTACACTTTGTCCAACTTCCAATATTCACCCAAGGTGTGGCTCCATTGCACCAAATATTAAAGCGTTTAGTGAGCATTTCAACCCATTGCGAGGGTATGCCTCTGGCTTTCTTAATTGTGTCCTCTAAGACAACCCTATCGACGGAGATATCAAGGTTAGGATTGGCTTTTATCCATAAATTAGGGTTGTCGATTTCGCTCTCATCGTCCAGTTCGTAAATAAGCACAAATTGCGATTCGTTAACCTCGTCACCTGCTAAAATCTGGCAACAATAATCATAATGCTGTTTACAGGCTGATATTGTGTTACTGCCTGCGGTAGTGATAGCAAATAAAATACCCTCAGGTCTTGCACCCATCCCTAACTCAAGGGCTGAATATACGCCATTATCAGGGTGTAGATGATATTCATCCACAATGGATAAGCTAGGGTTAGTCCCCTCAATAGTAGCAGCCTTTGACGCCAAAGGACGTAATAGACTATTTTGCTTAGGATTGATGATTTTATGCTGTTGAATGGTGACCCTTTTCTTTATTGGCTTGCTTAATATGGCCATCTGTCTTGCATCATCAAACACGATTCGGGCTTGGTCACGGCTAACGGCTGCGGTATAGATATCTTGTTGTCCTTTTTCCATCACTAAGAACCAGTTAGCCAATATTGCCGCTGTTGTTGATTTGGCGTTTTTTCTCGGTACTTGTACATAGGCACTGCGATACTTGCGTAGCCCTGTGTTGATGTGCTTAAAACCCAGCAGATTAGCAAATAAAAATTGTTGCCACGGCTCTAAGTTAATAGGCTGACTTCTAAGGTGTCCTTTGACGTGAGGACAAACCTTTGAGAATGAGATAAATTTAGTGACTATCTCACTATCAAAGTAATAATTTGGATTATCTAAATCAATAAAATAGCGATTTACTGCTTGTTTTAAGCGTTTACAAGCAGAAATATCCCCATTTTTAACAGATAATGCGTAATTATGCCAAGCGGTCAAGCTCGTCTTCCTCTTCAACTTCTACGGGATTTTTGCGACGACTAACAGGGTCGAAGCCCAGTAATGAAGCCATTTTAATCATAATTTTTTCAGCTTCTGACTTTGCACTTAATGCAGGGTTACGGCTTTCTGTACCTTGTGAGTTAACGATTGAAAACCCACGCTTTGCAATGTCTTCCATTGCTTTGCGATACATTGAATAATTAACGCAATATAGCTCTAAGTTAGTCCAGTCGGCTGGCTGAATATCATCACGCTGTGCTAAGTGGTCGGCTCTGAGTTTCCATTGCTCTTTAGCTAATTTATCTAAATATTTGGGTGCTTTCATCTTATTATTTTTCCTCTACTTTCTAAAAAATCACCGTGCGTAAAAATTTGAGGAGGGGGGCGGTCTTTTAACTCTTTGATTTTCTTTGAACAACTCCCCCCTACCCACTCATCATATCTGAGGACTGCTATCAGTTGTCTTTATTATGAAGATGACCCAAATCCTCGTTTATCGATTACTCTTGTCTTATAGCTATGACAATCACGGCATAATGGTTGATGATTACTTGCTTGCCAAAAGAGAGGATCACTTTGTCCATCCTCAACAGGTTTGATATGGTCTATCACAGTAGCAGGAGTAAGTAATCCTTTATCATTACACATCTTGCATAATGGGTTATGCTTGAGATACTCAGCTCGATATATTTGCCATCTGTGGTTATAGCCTCGTTGTGCTGCTGTTCCTCGTGCTTTATCTTGCTGTTTATCTCTTCTATGCTCATTACATCGCCCTGATTTAACACGGTTACGACAATTAGGATATGAACATCTTTTTAATGGTTGTATTGGCATCATTCACCTAATAGATAGCTGGGTCACGGTAGATACTCCACAATGAAGAAATAGCTAACGGCACTTCGCTTACGGTGTTAGTACTAACCATTTCTCGGTTCTCATATAGATGAGCTATATACATAAGACAACCTGCTTTGATTGCAGGCGTGAATTCCTGTATATCAAATGATTTTCCTATATGCTTTTGACAAACTTCAAGAGCAGCATCTATATAGATTTGAAGTAAGCTATCTTCTAAGGTGTCACTGTCATCAATACGGCAATGTAACTTAACTTCTTGTAAGGTAATATTAGCCATCGTTTAAACCAGCCTCACATAACAATTCTAAATAAGTTCTTTTTGCGTCAGGTAATACAGCTTTAATATTTAAATATTGTGAGCAAGCTATCAGGTACTTAATCCGCCAAGTGGTATCAATATCCTTACGGTAGCGAATATAAACCCTTATAGTGGTACCGCTCATCTCTTGCTGTGATAACATAAGCTCTTTACCCGTTACTGCTTTAACCTCAGCCCATACGTTTGCAATATCTACCCAGTTTTGAATTACCTGACCAAAATCATCACGACTAGATTGATATTTTTGTAAAGTTATTCTGCTTCTTAATCGTCCTGCTTTCATGTAGCTGGCTCCGTCTTAACTTCAACAGTTTGCTTCCATGCCTGACTAAATTCTTCGCCTCCCTCATAAGGAGGTAATCCCTCTTTTAGTCGTGCTTCATTAGGATTCATTACTCCTGATTTAATCGCAATGTTATAACTGTTAAAGCGATCTATCGGGCTAGTACGCATCAGATCGGATGTATCAAATTCAATTAAGTAACGGCTTTTATCTTGACTAACATCAATCATCAAGGCATCTTTTAATTGTTGTTCAAAGTTAGTTAGCCATGGTCTTAGCGTTAATGTTAAAAATGAGCGTGTAGCTTCTGAAAAGTTACTGTATGAGCTATGGGAATATTCTTGTATAAACATCGGGCTAATGTTAAAAATACGTGCAATATCTTCAATAGTAAACCGCCTGCTTTGCAACCACTCGGCATCTTGATTACTCATACCTAATTGCTCGTATTTCATACCTCCTTCAAGGATAGGCGTTTTCCCTGCATTTTTTGCCCCTTTATAACGCTCTAATGCGTTTAGGGCTTTTTTGCCTTTTGCGTCGTCCATCCATTCAGCCATTGAAACATAACCACTAGCCATTAAGCCATTTTTCATGACAGATGAGCCATGGCGTTGCTGTGCTAGCCCCAATCCTATTGCTTCACGGCAAATAGTAACAGGTGAACGCCCAATAAAGCCGTCATCACTCGCATAACGTAAATGTAATACCTCATCTTGTAAGTAATTTGTGACATTACCATCCTCATCGACAATGGAGTAAGCATAACGCCCATTACCCAATCGTTTTGGGGTAACGGCATAAGGTGGGAAGCTTTCAAGCCCACTAGGTCGCCCGTCATTACCCCAGTGAATGACCGCATAAGCATTACCACCTAATAAACAGTGGCGCATCATCGTGCGCTTAAACTGGTAAGGTGTCTGTTTGGTGTTTGGCATCTCATTTAGCAAATATTCAACAGGGTGGCTTGATATGCGTTCACGTTCGCCTTTTTTGTTAAGCTTGTAGAGATAACACGGCATTGAGGCAACGGCTTCACTGATTACCGTGACCGCATTCATCACGGCTGGTAATGCCTCGGCTGAGCTAGGCGATACATATTCGCCCGAATTTGTATTAGGCAAGCCAAGGTAAGCGATTAACTCGTCAACCGTCATGCTTCGTTGCTCTTTCTTTTTACGGCTAAATAATCCCATGTTTATAACTCCATAAGGTCAAGCCATGCTTTACTTAAATCAGGCTGTAATTTTGTTTTAGCTTCAAGCATCGAGCGTTTAGCAATTTGAATATCACTTTCTTGGTAGGCGGGTATACTGGTGACCGTCACCTCAAATAATTCGGCTGCGCTGACAGTTCTTAAACAAGGCTCTTGATTAAAATCCCATGATTCTTGAGTAGCCATAAACCCAAACGACATACCTCGAATATCACCACGTCCAACACTGACAAGCAAATCACGCCCTAATTGAGTATCAGGTGGTGTAAGCTCAAACCTTAATCCGATATCATCCTCATTAAGAATTAATGTATTTGAAGTAGTACGACCTAATAAAGACTTCGGATCATGCTCAAATAAAGCACGAATATCAGGATTATTATTTAATGATTGGCTAAAAGCCCTAGGAGCGAATTGCTCATAAAAATCACCCCATATTAATTGCGATCGGTTGTTCCACTTAACCACATAACCCACTAGTTTAGTATCGTCTCGTGTTATTTCGGTGCTTCTAATTTCATATTGTTTCTTATCCATATCAACCTCAAAGGGGCATATAGCCCCTGTTATTATTTACCTGCTGATAGTTCTAAGATTTTGATAGCGTTAGAATCAACCAAACCACCACCTAAATATTTATCGGTATGGACTTTATAGAATCCTGGCTCTGTGATATTGTCGGGTCTGGTTCTTACCCCTGTTTCATGATCAACAATGTAGTAACCCCGTTTAAAGTCACCCACCGCAACAACGGCACCCGTATCATTCATATTTTCTAAATAATGAACAGGTTTACCTAACAGCATATCAGGATCGCCTGCTTTCAAACCATCACGCCAAATATAATCACCATTACCATTTTTAAGTTTTTGTAATGTTGCTGCAGTATTTGAGTTCATTACCCATACAGCATTTTTACGGTATTTCTTCTTAAGTTTGAAAAGTAAATCAATTAAACTATCTGCCGTGATTGCGGTCGTTGTCATCTTTTCTAGTGTGCCAAATGGACGCACTTTATCGGCTTGTGCTGCTTACGGATAAGCAAGGAATCCTTTAGCTTTTTTAGTGCCATTACCATTAATTAAGTCTAATTCTTCGGTTTCGACAAAAGTATCTTTGATTTCATCGGTTAACCAACTTAAGACATCCAAATCACTAAAGTCTAAGATTTCTTGCGTTGTTTTAGGATAAGCATAAATCGGGTATAACTTGATTGATACTTCTTCAAGTTTTGGGGTAGCGGTTTCCGTTCTAGCTATTCCCTCTTCGCCATGATTAACCGCTGCGCCACCTACAGATACCAGTTTTTTATATTCGTTTGAACCGATTTTTTTAACCGTACAAATTGCACGCATTTCCGATTCATCCGATAACTGGCGCATGATTTCTTTATCTAACTCAGGAATAACCGTATAACCGCCGTCAGCAGGTACGCCAGTCGATAATGAACGGCTTTCCCCCGTGCGGATATAGTTACGTAACTCTTCATTAGTAAGTTTTTTATCGACGGGCTTACCTTTATCCGCAAGGCTACGCTCTTCATTGGCTAAGTTTTCATAGTTAGCAATATCTGTATTGAGTTGCTCAACATCAGCCTTAATGGTATCAAATTGTGTTTTTTCCTCGGGGGTCATACTGCGGTTTTCTTGCTCTGCTTTGTCAAGCATTGAGCGCATTTCGGTTACTTTGGTTGCTTTTAATTGACGTAATTCAATCAGTTTTTTCATATCTATATTTACCTGTATTAATAAATTATTTACAGCGAGATATGAAAGGCTTTGAAAGGTGATAGTGGTTAAACTATAGAAGGTGCTGCGCTTTGGTTTTAGACTGCCATATCTGCGCTAATTCGTGGTTATTCTATTAACCCAAATAGCAGTCTAACAAAATAAAATAATATTGTTAATTCAATGAATTAGATAAAATCCACCTGAAAGCATGAAAACAAAATTATTTTATTTGTATTAGCCAATAATCAATTCTATTTGGTATATCACTAACAATTCTCTTCATTTCGCCACTAGGTTTGGCGTTACTTTTTAGGCTATCTAATAAATAAAAATAAACATCATCTAAAGCGGGGAAAATAAAATATTCCTCTAATTCAGTTAATTCATTATTAGTTCGTTTCTTATCCAAAATTTTGCGCTGGTTTTGCACATACATTTTTAGATTGCTAAATTCGTTTGTTATTTGATTTATTTTAATAGGATCATGCAACATTTCATCTAATGCAATCGCCATAATTTTAGTATCAATTAGTCTTTTCATTTTGTTACCTTTTATTATAGTTAATATTATTTTCTTCTAACGCAGCATCAGGGAACCAGTCATTACACTTATCATAATCAAGGTGTAAGTTAGTCCTGCGTCCCTCGCTATGCCTTGCTCTTATAATGACTTCTACATCATATTCTTTCATGGCTGATGGTAAAGCATTAACAAAGTTTCGAAGCGATAATGGATTTTTCAAGTTATTATTTTCGATAAAAGTAATATAGGCATGATACAAAAACCGCTTAAACTGTATGGGTGTCGAGTATTTACCTATCATCATTCCATCGGGTTTATCTGTAGCAAAAAGATAACTACAAAAATCAATCAGTGGGTTAGTTAATCGTTTCACTTCGATAGCCTCCGATGATTTTTGCTGTTTAATTAGTAATGATTTAGCCTTGCTATCATCCTTAAAATAGTTAAAGAGATGCCGAATAATAACGGATAACTCTGCGCTAATTTTATCTTTAAGGTTAGGATCTCTTTCGTTAGCAGGGACAGGCTCGCCAAAGTGAAAAATAACCCTGCGCCGTGAGATACCGCCATCATCATTACTAAATGTCATTGGGTTATTGTTAATCGCTAATATAACCCCCTGTATCTTAGTTGAATAAGGCTTCTTATATTTTTCATCTATCGCCACCTCATCCCCCCCAGTAATCGCCTTGATACCGTTACCCTCACCGATATATTTGGCTTGGTCAGGTAAGATGATTAATGATTGCCCAACAATAAGCGACCTTTCTCTTGGTTTTTCTAAGGCTTCCATATTTGCCGATACCGTATTATTCTTGCCTGCTAGCATGGTAGCAATCTCAGCAAAAACACTTTTACCGCTACCGCCTGCGCCTGTAACCTCTAAGAATAATTGCCAGTCATAACGATTGGCTAAAATCATGTATAGCGCAGCTTTTATCGCATCCATTTTGATTTTATCTTTTTTAGCTGAGCGTGATAACCACTGATAAAAATGTGGTGCATGACGTTCTAAGTTTTCATTAGATACACTATCAATATAATCAACATTATTAATTGATTGTAACCAATGGCTTTTAGAATGAGGCTTAAACGCACGAGCTTGTAAATCAAAAACGCCATTTTTAAACCCGATTAAATTTCTAGCTTGTTCACCTTTTAACGGTATCTGTAGCTTCATGGTATCAATGGTTGATTTAACCCCTTTTTCTGAATAATGCGCTTTTGCTTGCCTGAATAGCTGAACTAATTCACGCTTTAGATCCATTTCAGCAATCATCTGCCAAACATTATCCTTATACTGATAAACTTCATTAGTAAGCATATCTAAAGCAAGATTATTATCATAGTGCTCTATAAGTACATCTGCTTTCTGGCTAGCTTGCATTTGCGATAAGTCGGGAACGGGATTATGGGCATTTTTCGTAATGCCAACGTCTTGACTTTTACCTTGTAAGTTACATTCAGCTTTTTTGATATTGTTGTCAAATACCGCTGTAGTTTTATTCATGCCATGTTGTTGCCTATAATCATCCCAATCACATTTATAATCTGTATCAGGAACGGAGTAATAACCATTTACCGCTTGAGCTGCTTCTATTGCTTTAGCTAAGCCCGTATTAGGGCTTTGACCAATATCGTTATCACCTGCGATAATGATTTTAGCGGTAGGATTTAACTCACGAATGTCTTTAGCTACATGAATAAGATTGCCTGCGTCAATAGCGGATATAACAATAGACTGTTGGCGGAATTCCGCTATCGATATCCCTGTGGCTAAACCCTCACAGATAATCATTTCATTATGTGCGAGCAAATTTGCGCACACCTCGGTAGGTCTGCTAAAAATTGAGCTAACTAAAATAAAAGCCCCTTTTTTGCTCGAGCTTTTCATTAAGCGCTTACTGCCGTCAGGTTCGATAAATTGACCGCCTGCGTATTCATTATGAAGATTCAGCATAGGCACAAAAATGCGCCCGTTATCTAACAAGGGTAAATCAAAGGTTAACCCTTTCTTAGTCAGGTATTGAGATTGCCCTAATGTTGCTTTAGATAGCAAATACTCAACCTTTTTACATACGGGATTATCTTGTATGTTATCGTTATGTAATTGTTCGGAATCTAATTTTCTAAATGCGAGATTTTCCCGTATTTGGTTATTCGGATTAGACAGATTTAAACACTCCGCTACTTTTCTCGATGCTTCTTTAGCGTCGCATTGATAATAGTTTTTGATAAGCTCTAAGCCGTCACCACTACCGCACCGGTTACAGATGTACGTACCTCTACCATTTTGATTATCAAATCTAAATCTATCTTTACCCCCACAGACAGGGCAAGGGCAATGTTTGCCATTACCCACCTCAATACCCAATGATTGAAAGACATAATCCCATTTACCTACGGCTTGGGCTGTAATTTCATTGATTTTCATCTTGTAACCCCCTGCGCTCGGTTTCGCTTCTAAATAGCTTTTTAGAATCGTTAATCAAGTCTGATACAGCATCAAAGGCGTAGGCGCGTAATTCTTCGTTAATTGGCGTGTTTGAATCACAATCAGCTATTAAAAGCGTGGAGATAGCATTGGTTTGTCCTAGTCTTGTATTGATAGTATTAATTGCGTCCAGTGAGATATTAGCCATTGTTCTTATCCTCCGTTAACCCGTACTCTTGTAACTCATCAAAAGCTTGCTCTACTAAATCAACGATAACCCACAGTAAATTACTCATATCGGTTTGTTCGATAAAAGGCTCGTCATATCCTGCGCACTTATAGTTAGTATTATCTAAGGCAATTTTAGCCATGCTCCGAACTTGAATAAGTTTTGTTTCGATGTTATTTAATATCTGAAAGTTATTATTGCCCATAGTGATAACCTCCAAAGCTTCTGGCTCTTTCAATAACTGGATATAAGCGAATTCTGGCAATAAAGATAAGGGATGATTTGCCTAGGCTCTTGCGTGCTTGGCGTTCGGTTGTTGCCGTTGTTTGGACTACTTGAGCCGTTGATAGGTCATAGAATTTATATAGTTTGGGTTGTCTTGCGCATAGGTGTACGCTATCATAGCGGTTAGCCATAATCATTACCTCGTTTAATGTTATTGTGGTTAGATAGCTCATTGAGGTGAGAACTCTTTGGGCTATTGTTATTTTCACACCTATATAATTAAAAGGTGTCACGACAATATAAATTATAGTGTCACGACAAGTCAAGCCTTTTTTATTGCTTTTTTTTGTTATATACTGTCGGTACAAACAACTAAACAATTTATAAAATATGGCTACAGGTAAACATAACAATAAATCAAAACGTGTTGATATTCGTTTTCCACATGAAGTAATCGCAGAAATGGAACTCGTCAAAAATGAAGATGAAAATACATCACAATTTGTCATCAATTCAGTTAAGAATGAAATAAAACGCCGTAAACGTAAACGCTCCGAATAATTAAAATCCTTTCGAACGCTTCCGAAATCTACCCAATTTTTTAGCTCTGCGTTATTATAAGAACGTGCTTTAAATGCGTGACGCTTTGGCACAATCTCAATGCATCTAATTATATCTACTGTCATTGAAAATTCCTTATTAATTGATTTTAATGTTTGAATAAAGGCAACTGTAACAGGTTGCTTTTTTTATTACCGAACATGAGTAATCCCACCGTTGGGACTAATTAAATTAGCAAAAGCATTAAACCGTCTACTCACTTCTCTAATTGCTTCTGTCGGTGAATCGATTTCTTTAAATACGGATGTTTCAATCTGTTGTAAACAAATCAACATACCTAATTGAACTTCATCAGCATTTTGTCGCTCACCAGTAGATAAACCAATCATTTTATTTTCAGCTCTAGCAAGGTTTATATAGTGATGTTTTTCTACTCCTTGCATGGTTGATAATGAATCTCGGCTTTCATGGTAATAGGCTAATGATTCACGTTTTACGGCTTCACGCTTACGACTAGCAGCAAAGGCTTTGGTTACATCTAATTTAAATCTAACAATATCTTTATGATTCTTACCTCTGATTAACCGAGATATAAAATCAAATTGAATTTCATTAAGTAATACATATTTACTTTTACTTGCACCCGTTCGGTGTTTGCACGTTTCGATTTGAAATGGAAGCGTGCCTAATTCCCGAAGCTCACTTTTATTTTTATTAACTAAAGACATCAAACTCAAATGTTTAATTCCCATTTTTTCAGCTACCAAACGGCTATCAATACGAACCTCTTTAGATTGAACTAATTCAATATCACCTTGCTTAATAATCATCTTAGTAGCTCCCATTAGCAAACCCTCGGCGTTTAGTCGGTTGATTTATCTTTGCTACTGCTGGAGGGTTGTCTATCCAGTGAAGTAATTCCACTAATGACCAACCGCAAGAATTAGCTCCTAACGATTTTCTTAATGGATATTTACCCTCTTTCTCAAGTTGCCAAGCAGTAGAACGGGCGATACTTGTAATTTTGTATCTTTCATTTTCACGAACAAGGCGATCATATTGGATACCGTATTTATCCCTAATGGCTTTGTGTTGTTCTGGAGTGATTGAATATGACATTGAAAGCCCCTTACTGTACCCGGTTGCTTTCTAAATAGGTTTTAACTTCGGCCATATCGTAAACTACTCGACGCTTGCCAACTTTAATACCTTTGGGGAAATTTGGATCGTAGCGTAATGTATTCTTAGCACAACCTAAGATTAACGCCAGTTCATCAAGGGAATAATATTTAGGAGTATTTAACTGCATTTCTTACCTCATTAAGTTCATTTGTGTTTAACTTAATGAGGAGTTTAGAGAGTATTTTATTATTTTTTGTGAATTTACATTTTAGGTTGTGAGTTCACAAAATCATTTTAAATCTAATTCGATTTCATTTACCCAATCTCGAACAATGTCCCCTGAAGGTAAATTATTTACTAATCCATATTTAATGAAATCTTCCCTAATTGTACCTATTTCACCTTTTACATTATTACAAGAATCTTTATTAATTTCTTGTCGAGGATTTTCAGCTACATCTTCTCCATAGTGGATATAAAGTAATGCTTTAATGAATGCCAATTGTTTTGATGTAGGTTTTTTCTCATTCGAACCAAATTTATCTAACATATTTTTTAGAGATAAATTTTCTAATTCATTTTCGTTCAATTTTTTGTTTAATTCTGATATCTTATCGTTAGCTTGCTTTAATTTAATATCCATCTTATTTTTTTCTGCTAACAATACATTATAAGTTTCTAATGTGATTCCTGAATGATAGTTCTTTTCTATATCATCAAATAAAAAACCAGGTTTTTGATTAGGATAATATTTAGTCATCCACTCTTTTAAATCTGTATGTGTTACAGTTATTCTATGTCTAGCTACTTGTTCACCTGCATTTACATTTTTACCATCTCGTCCATAAGGAATCTGACCATTCATAGCTGCATATAATATCTTTTCTGCGTTTACAGCTAGGCAAGGCCACTGTGGGAACATATTTGCTGGCGGAATATAATATTCATTCATAGTGGATAATATGTAACTTTCTTGAGCCATAAGATTACACCATCTAATAGCCGCTTCAATGGGCCTATAATAAGCTTTTTCAAGTGAATTACAGCTATATGAGTCGTAAGTATTCATTTGTCCCCCAAACAATAACCCTAATGAAGAAGTTACGCCAGTTCGTTAGGGTTACGAATGTTCAGGAGCTACCCTAGGCGTAACTAATTTAATTTGCTGAATATATTTAAATATAATTATACCACCACTGGATAAAATTACATGTGTTTTTAATATCACTTTTTAGAGAAATCTGGCTAGCCAAAGGAAAGGCTCTCATTTAGAAATCAGTACAGATTTAGAATCAAACCTAATGACATAATTTAATGTTATATATGTTATTATTATTTTTTAATAACACTTAAAAAAATATATATAAATCAATTATATTATGTTATTAGTGTTGTTAGTGTTATTAAAAATAATATATAAAGTATATTCCTATATAAGAAGCAATAAAAAACCAGTCTAGTTGACTGGCTTAATATATAGCTATGGCAAAACTAATCATTAACGGTTTTCAAAGCATTACTCCCTGATAAAGACACATTCCCTTGGCTTGCTTGCTCTACAAAATCACCCCACCATTGCATCATACCTCTACGTTTATCTAAGTAGGTTGCTCTATTGTAAATTGCTCTTACTGCATTCCTATCGACGTGGGCAAGCGAGACTTCAATCAAATCATAATCAAAGCCATGTTCATTTAATGCTGTAGATGCCAATGACCTAAAGCCATGAGCAACTAACTCACCTTTAAAGCCCATTCGTTTTAATGCTGTATTGACTGTTTCTTTATTCATATGTTTATTGAAAGGTGCTTTTAATGTTGGGAAAACATATTCACCATGACCGCTAATAGGCTTCATAATCTCAATTATCCTTATCGCCTGTTTATTTAGTGGGATAGTATGATCTCTTCTCATTTTCATTTTGTCTGCTGGTATCGTCCATAATTCATTTTTTAGGTCTATTTCGCTCCATAATGCAGATACAGCCTCAATTGGTCTTGTTATTGTAAGTAGTTGCCACTCAATTAAGCATCTTGTTTGCAATTCAATACTAGACAAAGAAATAGCTTTCATTACTCTTGGTAACTCTGAAGGTGGTAAAGAGGGCATATTTTGCTTATGGGCAACTTTAAACACAGCTCCTATTTTACCAGTTGGGTTATATTCAATCAGATCATTGTTAACAGCATAAGTCATTACTCTATTAATTCGTTGTGATATCCTCTTAACTGTATCTAGTTTACCGGCACATTCAAGAGGTTTTAAAGCTTCAATAAAATCTTTTGCTTTTAGCTGTGAGATGGGTATATCGCCAAGGCTAGGATAAATATAATTAACAAATGAATTTTTTATTCGCCTAATTGTTCCACTGGTGATATCTCTTGAGTTCTGTTGTTCAAGCCATCTTTCAGCCACTTTATAAAATGTATTATTTTTCTCTTTTTTGATTGGTTTTGTATAAATTGTTTATGCTGTTGTGGATCTACTCCTTGAGATACTAAAGAACGATATTCATCTCTTTTTTGTCTTGCGTTAAATAATGTGATTTCTGGGTAACTTCCAAAGCTAACTAATGTGCGTTTTTTTGAATCAGGACTAATATAATTAAATCGCCAAATTTTAGAGCCATTAGACTTAATTAATAAATATAAACCACTGCCATCTGATAAAGTAAAATCCTTTTCCCTTGGCTTGGCTGACTTGATTTGAGTATCATTTAGAGGTTTTATAATCTTGACCAT